TTCAGTAGTTGCCTCTAGGGATACTGCTTGGAATATATTAAATTCTTCTACTGAAGGACTAGATGTTTCAGTAGTAGTTGAAATACTGTTTGATAAGAAGTTTATAATTGCAGAGAATAACGGTACGTTAACTTCTGCATCTGATTCAGTGTCATCAGCCGTTATAACATGGAACTGAGTTACTGTAGTAGTACCAGTTTCACCAGTAGCCTCAGGGTCTATAGCATCAAACTCGTGATCTTGATCAACTTCTGGTGTGGATACAGATGTATCTGATTCTACACTAACACTAAAGAGTTCATGTGACTCATTAACATCTGGTACAGTTACTTCTGAGTCTGACTCTAAGCTTACAGCGTTAAGTGTTTCTAACTGAGCGAATGAAGGAGTTGTTACTTGACCTACAGTTAAAGCATTGTTAGGTACATTAGTAAACGGGTGTAACTGTGTAATTACAGGAGTTACTATCTCAGAGTCTGTCTCTACGTCTACTGCATCAACTACGTGTGTCTGTCTTGCTACTGGTACTGATACTTCTGAGTCTGTTTCAACATCATCTGCTAATAAGCCATGAGCCTGACCAACAGTAGCCATTGTAAGTGTAGTAGCAGAGCTAACGTCAGTAGCATCTAATATGTTTAGTTCATCTACATCTGGATTAGTTATCTCTGAGTTAGAGTTTAAATCTACAGATATTAGAGAATGGTTCTGGTTAAGTGTGTTGACTGATATCTGAGACGATGCTGTCTGTGTATCATCAGCTAGTATACCATGAACCTGGAATGGAGTTGGAGAGGTTGTCTCCGTAGCACTTTGGAGATCATCAGCGAATAACGCCTGTCCCAAAGAAGGTTGGCTGACCGCAACCTCAGAGCGAACATGTCCTCCATACTGCTCCTGTCCAAAGACAGCAGTGTTGTATAAAGCGTATCCGCTTGCTCTTAAGTTATGATCAGCCATCTTTAGTAACGCCTACTAAGCGTCACGGATAGTGATAGAAACTGCGTCTAATGAGAAAGTGTTACCAGTAGTAACAGCTTGTGATGCACTCAAAGAACCAGTTGCATATAATGTATCTGAACCGTTAGTCAATGCCCAGAAACCTGCAGTACCAGTACCAGTAACAGTACCGGCAGTGATTGCAGGAACGATTACACGTCGACCATCAGTTGCACCGTTAGTTGGAGCACCTGTGTTAACTGTATCGTTACCAAGTGTTAATGTTGAAGTTGCTTGTGCGTAAGTAGTTGGTTCACTAGAGCAGATATCTAAACGAGTACCGTTAGTATCTACTATTGTAAGTCCACCGTCAAACACTGCATCAGCGATAAAAGCCATAATGTCAATCCTTTATGAATGGTTTTAGAAAGTAAATAGAGAGCCCCAGAATTGGGACTCCCTGTATTCGTTTAGTTTATGCTAGGTTGTACTTAGCAGTTACTAATGCTTCTGGGCGTAGAATCTTACGTCCGTATAAGTGCATGCCACGAACGATGTCTGCAAATGAGTCAACGTCACGGTATGTTTCAGTCTTGTTGATTTGCTCAGCAGTTGCTACAGCAGAATCGTGACCGGCAACAATAGCACCGAAGTCAGTGTTTTGGTTTGCAGTACCTGATGTTGCAGGGCCTGTTCCAACTGATGGTAAGTTGTTAGAAACGTATACGCGGAAACCATTCCACTTGTTCATTACTAAGCCGTTACGCAACGCACCTGAGTCACCGAAGTCAGCGTTCAAGAAACGTGAATCTTCGTCCATTAATACTTCAAGCATTACTGGGTCTATAACGATCCATCTGCCTTCTTTATCAACATTGTTTTGGTCTAGTAAACGACCCATACGGTTGATAAGCATTACTGGTGAAGCGTAAGCAGTTGGAAGAGCAGTCGCTCCTGGTAGACGTGCTGCTACTGGGATTGAGTGATCAGCTGCTGATGCTGTTGTGATGTTACCGAAGTCAGACTTCTTCAACTTCATTGAAGTTAATAGTTCGTCTGTACCTGCAGCTGCGTCAGCTTTAGTACCGTTAACGATGTTGTTAACTGCATTAGCGTTTGCATGTAAAGCAGATTGCTTGTAACCTGACAAGTAACCAAGAACTTCTTGATCTAATTGGTCAGCTAAACGGAAAGCAGCACGGTTAGTTGCTAAGTCCATGAAGTTTACATGGCTGTGTGCTTCTTCGATATCGTCGATCTTAAATGCAAAGTAGTTTGCTTTATCAACTGTTAGAGAGAAGTCTGCATCGTCTAAATCTTGTGGAGCGATCTGTGTTCCACGCTTGTACTCTGATACTGAAATCTCAGGTTCTTTGATGATTTTAACTGTATCACCTTGAGAAGCTATTTCACCGAAATAGTCTGAGTTAGTGATGTCGTTACAAATGCTCTTCTTACGGAAAGCAAGTTGTACTTTCTTTGAATAGATAACTGAAGAGAAGTTACCATTTGGCAGGTTCGTATGTCCTGATTCTGCTGCAAAAGCCATGATTAATATCCTTTATGATGTTTGGCTAGTAATAAAGATACTTAATTGTATCTCGGTTAAATGAACCTAAAACAATCTAGATAAGGGGCTGAGCTTTCAAGGGTGCAATTAGGTCAACTTGCCAGTCTAACTAATCGGGCCTTTATTATCAGGTAATTCTTAGAGATTTATTAGTGTTCTATGACTCAATGTGAGTCTTTGAAGATGCCCTAGATGACCTTGCATATCGGTCTAATAGGACATCAACAGTTATACCATACTTGTACTTGTCTGTCAAGCACTTATTTAAGTATGTTGGTATTAACGAGCTTTGCCTGATACGTCATAAACGAACTTACCAGAAGCCATAGCTGCTTGTATCTTCTCGTAGTTATCTTCAAACTGTTTATCAGTCATTTTAGATACTTGAGATTCTTTAATCATTTGACCAGAACCGTCACTGTCTACAGCAGGTGTTCCACGCTTAGCTACAGTCTTAGCTGCATCCTTAGTGGCTTTCTTCTTAGCTGCAGGGGTCATGTTGTTGTCTACTTTATACAAGTCAATAACTCTTACAACACTAGCTGCATCATCTGAGTTCTCATATAAGGCATCACGTACCCATTTAGGTTGGTCTTCTACCCAGTCATGGAACTTGTCTGAGTCTCTTAACTCATCGAAGTCTGCATGTGACTTACGGATAGTTGTTTCTGCTTTAGTTCTTTCAACTTCATAAGCTGCTTCATCGTACTCACGTAGTCTTTCTTCTGCTACAGCAAACTTCTCATCTGCTTTCTTAGATGCAATAGTTTCTACTATAGCTGCTACGTCTGGGTACTTCTCAGCCCATGCTTCAATGTCTTCATCTGAACTAGGTGCTCGAAGAGGTGCTGATGATTGTTCTTCCAACTGCTCTTTCCATTCCTTCTCTTTGTCAGCCATATGACGACGGAGATCACCATAACGCTTCTTGAAGGACTTCTCTTCTCTACTTAAGTTCTCATCAGACTCTTCTTCTTCTGACTCAACTGGCTCTTCTGTAACAGCCTCTTCTACTTCTTCAACAGCTTCTTCTACTGTCTCTACTTCTTCACCGTTATGCTCTGCTACTAGAGCTGCTAATTCTGCTTCGTCTTTATCCATACGAGCTTGTTTAACTGCGTAGTTACTGCCTCGTGACATCATTGCCTCTGCAGTATCCATTTTCTTTACCATATCTTGAGCCATATTATACATCCTTTTGTTTATGTTGGGGTCAGCCGTAGCTGAGTGGCCTTAGTTATTTAGGAGGTGATGAGGGCTGCTCGCCCCCACCTTTAGTGTTATTATTTCTTCTTAGGAGAAGCTAGTCCACCTTTGTTATACATATCTCTTGCATACTTAGGCTTAGATACTTTAGGGCTAGCTTTTGTTCTAACTGTTCTAGCTTTAGGTTTAGGAGCTGGTGATGAGCTGTTAGTACGTTTTGCTCTTGCATCATCTGTTGTATCTCTCGCGTATACAGGCTTCTTAACGATAGGAGACTTACCTGCAGGTTTGTTTGAACTCATGCTAGGTCTTGCGTATACTGGAGCTTTTGATTTACCTTTAGTACGTGTAGCTCTTGCATCGTCTGTATTGTCTCTAGCAGAAGTAGCTGAACGAGTTCTAGCTGCTCTCTGATCACCTAGGCCAACAGGGGCTGTTGATGCTTTATTACCTCTAGCAAACTTACGTCCATCATCTGTTGATGTGTTAGAAGGCATGTAGTTGCCTTTCATCATCTCAGTCTGACCATACTGACCCATAGCCATCTTAGTTAGACTTGTAGTTGAGTCAAAGAACCCACCTAACTTTAACTTGTTAGACTCAGCGTATCCACCTGCCGCTTCACGTAACTTAGTAGCTTGATCTGTGTAACCATGTGATTCTAGTACAGCCGCGTTAGCTAATACTTCAGCATGTTTCTGTGTCTTGAATATCTTACCAAAGATACCGTTATCAAAGAATCCAGATACTGCACCTGCAGCTTTATCCATGAAACCTTTTTCTTCATCTGTTTCACCTAGGTTAAGTGTATCTAAAGATTGCTCTAGTAATACAGCAGGGTCTGTGTAGTCATACTTCTTCATCCAATCTTCTGGATTAGCTTTTACGTCAGTACCTCTATCTCTATTATTTTCAACAGGAGCGTTAGGGTCTACAATACAAGAGTTAGTAGCTGCATCATAAATATATCCTGGAGGACAAGTTACAGGAGCTGTAGGAGCTTCTACAGCAGGAGCTACAGGAGTTCCAGGAACTGTAGGAGCTGAACCAGTACTACCTGATTCTACAGAGAATCCTGGGGTATAAGTGTAAGGGTTATAGTTACCTGTTGTACCTGTTGAGTTTAGATCAGCAGTACCACCTTCGTTAAACTTACGAGGACCTGCCATTCCTTTTACTTCTGGACCTACATTGTCATCTTGCATGTAGATACCTTTTGCTTTTAATAAATTAGATACGGAAGGGTCAGACTTTGCAGCTGCCTTTACACGATCTATAATGCTATTT